TGGGGAGCCGGCTACGCCTGGTGCCAGCCCGTCGGTGAGGACTCGTGGCGCCTCGACCCGGTCTCACCCGACGACGTCACCGTCACCATCCCCGACGCCCTCCCACGCCGCCGCGAGTACCGCATCAACGCCGAGGTCGTGCCCGTCGTCCAGACCCACCCCTGGACGTACCGCCGCGCCGGCATCCTCCCCATGCCCTACCTCGTGGTCCCCGGCAAGGCAGCCGGCCTCGGCCCCGTCCAGGCAGCCCGCGAAGGATTCGCCGGATTCCTCGACGTCGCCCGCTACGCCGCACAGACGTTCGGGTCCGGCCGCGCCTACTCCGGCGGATACCTCACCACCGAGCAGGACATAGACGAGGAGACCGCGACCCGCTACCGCGACAAGCTCGTCACCCGCAACGCCGACCCGTCCGCCCCGCCACTCGTCCTCGGCAACGGCCTCGCCTGGAAGACGTCGGTCCTCAACCCCGCCGAGGCCCAGTGGATCGAGGCCCGCCAGTTCGACGGCACCGAGGTCGCCCGCATGATGGGCGTGCCGCCCCGCTACCTCGGCCTCCCGTCCGGCGACGCCACCACCTACGCCACCGCCCGCGACAACGACGCCCAGCTCCTCCGCACCTGCGTGTCCGGCTACACCAACACCATCGCGCACGCCCTCACCCGCCTCCTCCCACCCGGCCGCGGCCCCGCCGAGGAGACCCGCATCGGTTTCGACTTCGCCGCGTGGCTCGGCCCGCCCGCCGAGGCTGCCCCCGCATCGACCCCGCCCGGCGAGGAGACCCCCTGATGGACACCCGCGAGCTGCACACCACCGCCCGCCTCGTCACCCGCGAGAACGACCCCGCCGGCGACACCGTCGAGGTCCGCGCCGTCCCCTTCGACGAGACCCTCAACATGCTCGGGTTCCGTGAGCGTTTCGCCCCCGACGTCACCCTCACCCCACGATCCGGCCACCCCCTGCCCATGCTGTGGCGCCACGAGGACCTCATCGGGTCCTGGGACACCACCCTCGACGTCCGCGCCGACGGCATCTACGCCACCGGCCGAGTGTCCGACACCGCCCTCGGCCGCGACGTCCGCACCCTCCTCGCCGACCGCGCCCTCGCCGGCGCATCCGTCGGGTTCGTGCCCACCGAGCAGCGCACCGAGAACGACCCCGACGGCAACCCCGTCACCGTCGTCACCGCCGCCGAGCTCCTCGAGATCTCGCTGACCCCCATCCCCGCCTACACCCGCGCCACCGTCACCGCCCTCCGCGAAAGGACCCCCACCATGGAAACCACCGAGGCCCCCCCGGTCGAGGAGCAGCGCGCACAGGCCTCGGCCGAGGACCTGGCAGCCCTGCGCCGCGACCTCGAGCAGATCCAGGCCCGCGCCCTCGCCGCCCCCGTCGCCGAGCGCCACTGGTCCCACGACTTCGGCAGCCTGTACGACTACCACGTCCGCCTGTACCGCGGCGAGGTCGAGCAGCGCGCCCTCGACACCGGCCTCACCGGCGACAACGCCGGACTCGTCAAGGCCCAGTGGCTGCAGCGCGTCGAGCGGATCATCGACCTCGGCCGGCCCGGCATCACCGCCATGGGCCGCGCCCCCCTCCCCGAGTCCGGCATGAGCTTCTCGTGGCCGACGTTCACCTCCGCCACCGGCGAGGTCGCCGCCCAGGGAACGCAGAACACCGAGGTAGCCTCGGTCGCCACCGACTTCGGTGCAGCCACCCCCGTCAACATCGCCACCTACGCCGGCGCCATCCGCGCCGCCTACCAGCTCCTCGAGCGTTCCGACCCGTCCTTCGCGCCGCTCTGGGAGCGCGCCATCGCGTCCCGATGGAACCAGGTCACCGAGAACGCTTTTGTGGACGCCCTCGCCACGGCCGCGACCGACGGCTCGGAGACCGCGTTCGACTTCGACTCCGGCACGGAGACCGGCACGACGCTGCGCGCCGCCCTGTTCGCCGCCTCCGCCGACGTCGAGACCGCGACCGGGATGCCGGCCGAGTTCGCCCTCGTCGCCACCGACGTGTTCACCAAGATCGGCGGCTACGCCGGCCTGCCCGACCCGGGCTACGGCCAGGGTGCGAACGCCGAAGGTGACGCCTCCGCCCGGTCCCTGCGCGTCGAGGTCTCCGGCATCCGGATCGTGCACTGCCGCAACCTGGCAGCCGGCACGATCCTGGTCACGAACCCGTCGACCGCGTCGTGGCACGAGGACGGCCCGAAGATGGCCACCCAGGAGCAGGCCTCGTTCCTGGCCCGAGACATGGCCATCTACTCCTACGGCGTCCCGGCTGTGTACCTGGCCGACGGCATCGTCAACCTCGCCGCCTCCTACAGCTGAGACCGTGACCGCCGTGCGCCATGTGGGGAAGGCCATCACCGCAGCCGTGGTGGCCTTCCTCGGCGCGTGGATCACCGGCCTCGAGGACGCCGCCATGACACAGCAGGAGTGGCTCACCGCCACCCTCGCCGCCGTCACCGCCCTCGGCGCCGTGTGGGCCATCCCGAACACGCCCAAGGCACCCGATGGCTAGAGCCGCGACCGTCGCCGAGCTCGCCGTGTGGACCGGCCGGCCCTCGACCGACCCGCTCCTCGCCGACGTCCTCACCCCCGCCCTCGACGTCCTCGACCGCTACTACGCCACCGACCAGGCCACCGACGACGTCGTCAAGCACGCCCACCTGCACGTCGCCGCCTACCTGCTGTCCGCCGGCCAGGCCCCGTCCGGCATGGTCGACGGCGGAGTCCTCGGCGCCACGTTCATCCCCGCCCGGCTCCCCATCGTTGACCGGATGCTCCCGCGACGAGGAGGGTTCGCGTGAGCGCCGCCGCCGCCGCCGCCGCCGTCCACACCGCCCTCACGACCGCCGCCGGCACCACCGTCCGCGTGTCGAAGCTCGCCGACCTGCACCCCGCCACCGGCCCCGCCCTCATCGTCGGCCCCCCCACCCTCTCCGACACCCTGGCCCGCGACACGTTCGTCTGGCAGGTCCCCGTCACCGTCCTCGGCACCTCCGACATAGCCCTCGACAGTCTCACCGACCTCCTCGACACCGCCATCGCCGGCCTGCACGCCGCCGGCCTGCCGGTAGTCACCGCCGACCCCGTCACCATCCAGGTCTCACCAGACCGCCGCATCCCCGCCTACACCCTCACCTCGGAGGTCTAGCCCGCCATGACCGCACAGACAACCCGCTTCGGGCCCGGCACACTCACCCTCGGCACCGGCCCCCTCGACGTGTCCGGCCAGGTCAAGAACCTCCGCCACGTCGTAGAGGTCGAGCAGGACGACCCCGTCACCGTCCTCGACGGCACACAGATCCAGGACCCCGCCACCTACAACGAGAAGCTCACCGGCACGATGATCATCGACCCGAACGACGGCGGGGTCACCGACTACTGCGACACGAACGCCGGCACCGCCGTCGCGTTCAGCTTCGTCACCGCCACCACCGGCGGCATCACCATCGCCGGCGACGTCTACGTGCAGCCGTTGAGCATCGGCGCCGACGAGTACGGCAAGGTCCTCGAGGCCGAGTTCGAGTGGAACGTCGACGGGCAGGCAACCCGCACCTACCAGGGTTCCTGACCGTGTCGCAGGCCACGGTCCAGGTCGAAGGCGCCCGCCAGCTCCGCTCCGCGCTACGCCGCGCCGAGGGAAACCTGGACGACCTCAAGGCCGCCCACGCCGCCGTGTCCCTGTACGTCGCCCAGCAGGCCGCAGCACGCGCCCCACGCCGCACCGGACGCCTCGCCGCGACCGTCCGAGGCACCCGGCAGGCCACCCGCGCACGAGTGTCCGCCGGCCGAGCATCCGTGCCCTACGCCGGCCCGATCCACTGGGGCTGGCCGTCACGCGGCATCGCCCCGCAGCCGTTCATCGCCGACACCGCCCGATCCACCGAAACCGTGTGGGTACAGATGTACCGCACCGAGGTAGACCGCATCCTCGCCCGCATCCGACCCTAGGGGGACCCTCGTGCAGATCAACCTGTCCGTCACTCTCGACGGCACCGGCCCGCAGCCTGTGACCGCCGACACCCGCGACATGGTCGCCTGGGAGTCCTACGCCGCGAAGCGCAAGCTACCGGTGCGCCCCACCGAGGGCGACGCCGCGTTCCCGCAGACCACCTACCTGTGTCACCTCGCCTACACCGCGTGCCGCCGCGCCGGCCTCACCGAGACCACGTTCGACAAGTTCCTCGGCGACGAGCTGGTGGACGTCGACGTCGTCACCGAGGAGGACACGGACCCTACGAACGCGGGACCGTGACCCGCATGATCGTCGAGCTGGCGCTGGCCACCCGCACCCACCCCGACGAGTGGCGGGACACGGACCCCCGCATCGTCGCCACCGCCGTCGACGTCCTCGCCGACAGGAGCTGACCGATGGCATCCCCGGCCGTCCTCAAGATCGACATCATCAGCGACACAAAAGGCCGAGGGTTCCGCGACACCGAAACCAACCTGCAGAAGCTCAACCGCACCGCCCTCAAGGCCGCCGCCGCGATCACCGGCGTCCTGGCCGTCGGGGTCGCCAAGGCCACCGCCGCCGCCGAGAAAGGCGCCACGGCCAACGCCCGCCTCGACAACGTCCTCAAGCAGATGACCGGCGACACCGGCAAGGCCTCCGCCGCCGCGAAGGCCCACGCCGAGGCCCTGGCCAAAGTGACCGGCGTGGACGACGACGTCATCAAGGGCGGGCAGGCCATCCTCGCCACGTTCCAGTCTGTGGCGGACACCGCCGGCCGCACCGGGGGGACGTTCGACCGCGCCACCCAAGCCGCCGTCGACCTCGCCGCGACAGGGTTCGGGTCGGTCGAGTCGAACGCCACCTCGCTCGGCAAGGCCCTCGAGGACCCCATCGCCGGCCTGTCCGCCCTCCGCCGGCAAGGCATCACGTTCACCGAGGAGCAGCAGAACCTCATCGCCTCGCTCGTCGAGTCCGGCGACCAGCTCGGCGCACAGACCCTCATCCTCGACGCGATCGAGAAACAGGTCGGAGGCACCGCGGAGGCCACAGCGAACGCGACCGACAAGATGGGCGAATCGTGGGACGAGATCATGGAAGTACTCGGCCAGGCCGTCCTCCCCATCATCGACCTGCTCGCCGACAAGCTCGCCGGCGCCACCGAATGGGTCCAGAAGAACCAGACCGCCGTCCTGGCCATCATCGGCACCCTCGCAGGGTTCGCCGCGGCCGTGTTCGCCGTCAACGCCGCCCTCAAGGTCTACCAGGCCGTCACCGCCGTCATCGCCGTCGCCACCAAGGTCTGGACCGGCATACAGGCCGCGTTCAACCTCGTCATGTCACTCAACCCCGTCGGCCTCGTGGTCCTCGCCATCGCCGCCCTCGTCGCCATCATCGTCACCGCCTACCAGCGTTCCGAGACCTTCCGCAAGATCGTCCAGAAGGTAGGCGACGTCCTCAAGAACGTCCTGGTAGGCGCGTTCAACGCGGTCAAGAACGCCGTCAAGGCCGTTGTGGACTGGTTCCGGCAGGCCATCGACTGGATCGGTGAGCTGTTCGACAAGATCAAGTCCGGCCCGCTCGGTGGGATCATCAACACCATCGGCAACATCTTCGGAGGAGCCGCTCCCGAGGTTTGGTTCCACCACACCGGCCCGACCGGCGCCGGCTACGTCGGCCGCCTCTACTACCCGCCCGGCCCCGGCACCGGAGGAGCCGGCGCCGCCCCCGTCGGAGGACGAGCCGGCGCCGGACGCCGCACCACGATCACCATCCGAGGGTCGGCGAACCCGCAGCAGCTCGCCCGCGACCTGTCCAGCGTCCTCACCGGCGCCTACGTCCGCACCGGCTACAAAGGCATCCGGCCATGACCGCCCACGTCCGCGTATGGGTCGGAGGGACCGGCTCGAGCAGCGAGGTCACCGGCTCCGCCCTCGAAGGGTTCAACATCTCCGGTGGCCGCACCGACCCCCGCTCACCGATCCCCGACCCCGCCGCCCTCCTCGTGCAGTACACGATCGACACCGGCGACACCCTCCCCACCCTCGGCGCCGAGGTGTACGCCTCCGGCTGGCTCCCCGACGGCGCCGGCGGCACCACCGACGGCCGCCCCATCTTCTACGGCCACATCACCGACATATCCGTCGAGCGCTACAACCAGGACCCCGACCGCATCCTCGTGTCCCTGCTGTGCGCCGACCCGACCGCGAAGCTCGCCGGCCTCATCGGCACCATCGGGTCACAGACCCAGGAAGACATAGGGGACCGGTGGGACGCCATCGCCGGCGAGATATGCGCCCTCCTCGGCTCCCCGTCCTGGTGCAACCTCGACGGCCTCTGGCCCCCCTCGATCAGCTTCGACCTCGAGGCCCGCGACCTGGACTACAACAACCTGTACGACCTCCTCGAGCAGCTCCTGCTCACCGGCGACTACTCGCTCACGTTCGACCTCCTCGACGGCTCCTGGGACGCCACCGACCCGTCGACGTGGGGACCCCAGTTCGCCCTCGTGTCCAACATTCCACCCGCCGCCGCCCTGGCCGCAGCGATCACCGGCGAGGTCACCGGAGACTCGCTCACCGTCCCCGCCGGCGTCGCCACCGGCGACGTCCTGTACCTGTCGATCGTCTACGACGACGGCACCCTCACCGCCGAACCCGGCTCAGGGTTCCCCACCGCCGACAACACCGACTACTACCTCGACCCCGACATGTCCGTCAGCCTCTACCCAGGGTTCGCGCACGACGGCCGCGCCTCCTACGACTTCACCGCCACGAACGCCCGCATCTACTACGCGTTCATCCCCGACGTCGACACCGCCACCGAGGAGTCGATCCGGTGGGTCGGCCTGTACCCGCCGACCGCCGGCAACCCCATGACGTGGGGAGAGCTCGCCTCCACCACCCCCGACGCCACCGCCCGCCTCGTCTGCTGGTGGTCCGCCCTGGACGACGTCAACAACGACGTTCTCCACGGCATCGAGGTCCTCACCCCCGCCTCGGACTACTACCAGGTCACCGGCACCGACTGGCCCGTCACCTACACCCGCCTGTGGCCCGGCAACAACTTCACCAGCACCCCCTACGACTACCACTGGACCACCGGCGGCTACTGGATCCACGAATGATGATGCTCACCCGACTCGTCCTGTCCGTCGCCGCCGGTTTCGGGCTGTGGACCTACATCGTCTTCTACACCACCCGCCTCGCCCTCGACTGGACCAACCCCGTCACCGTCGCCAACGCCGCCGACCTCGTCGGGGTCGGATGGCCCCTCGCCACCTTCCTCCTCGGGGTCGTGGGATGGGCCAGCGAACGGTGGGAGCTCCTACGCATCGCCGCCGCCTCGACCGCCGTCCTCATCGCCGGCCACGTCATCACCCAGGTCCTGGTCTCCGGTGCGTCGCCCGCGTTCGTCCTGTCCAACGGCGCCGAGCTCGTCGCCGCCGTCTACCTCGCGGCCCTCATCCGGGACCAGCATGGACCTCCTCACCCGGCTCGGTGAGACCGGATGGCTCCCATTCATCGCAGCCACCGGCACCTACCTCGCCAAACGCCTCATCGACACCCTCATGCCGCCCGGCTACACCCTCCGCTGGACACACCGGTTCCTGCACAAGCTCACCAACGGGAAGGACCACCATGAGTGACACCCTGGTCACCCTCACCGCCACCTACGAGCAGGCCGACGGCACCCCCGCCACCGGCCGAGTCCTGTTCGCCCCCGTCATCCCCGCCGGCAACACCGACCCCGAACGTGTCATCACCCAGCAGACCGTCGAGGCCACCCTCGACGTCGACGGCGCCCTCTCGATCGACCTCGTCGCCTCCGACGACCCCGACTGGGCAACCACCGGCCCCGTCCAGTACACCGTCGCCGAGCATCTCGACGGCCTCCCCGTGCGGCGCTACTTCATCACCGTCGAAGGACCCGGGCCCGTCGACCTCGCCTCGATGCAGCCGCAGCGCCTCAACGGCACCGTGGTCGCCACCGTCCGGGGCCTCGCCGGCGAGGACGGCCAGGATGGCGAGGGAGCCGTGGACCTGGCCGCGCACGAGTCCGGCACCAGCCACGACTCCCGCTACTACACCGAGACCGAGGTAGACAACCTCCTCACCGCCAAGGCCGCGACCACCCACGACCACGACGCCGACTACTCCGCCACCGGCCACGACCACGTCGGCACCTACGACCCGGCCGGCACCGCCTCGACCGCCGTGAGCTCGCACGAGTCCGGCACCAGCCACGACTCCCGCTATTACACCGAGACCGAGGTGGACAACCTCCTCACCGCCAAGTCCGCCACCACCCACGACCACGACGCCGACTACTCCGCCACCACCCACGACCACGACACCGACTACGTCGCCCAAGGCGACGTCGTCGCCATCGACGTGCTTACCCAGGCCACATACGACGCCCTGACACCCGTCGCCACAACCCTCTATCTCATCGAGGAGTCCTGACATGCCCCTCAAGGTCGGAGGCACCGGTATCGCCGCCGCCAAGGTCGGCGCAACGGGCATCGCCAAGGCCTACGTTGGCTCGACCCTGGTCGCCGACTTCGCCGCCGCGCCGGCCCCGAGCGCCTACGCCTCGGCCGTCCTCGCCGACTCGCCCTACGCCTATTACCGGCTCAACGACTCGTCCGGCAGCCCGGCTGACTCGTCCGGCAATAGCCGACACGCGACAGCCGTAGCGGGCACCCCGGTCTACAACACAACCGGGGGGCCTGTCAGCGACGGCGGCTACCTCACTTTCGACGGGTCAACCGAGTACGTCACGCTCGGTAACCTTGACGACTTCATCGACGGACAGAACCAGGGAGCCATAGAGTTGTGGTCCAGAAAGTCTGCCACCACCCGAGGCTGCTATGTCGGACAACTGAACAGCGGTGACTCCACGTCTATTCAGTTGCTGAACAACTCAAACGACGCTTTTAGCGTCACTCAGACTGACGGTTTCGCCGGATACTTCCGTGAGTCCGATGGCAGCGCGCGCTCCTGGCGTGCCGGTGGCTACACCGAGGCTGACGACGGGGCCTGGCATCATGTCGTGTTCACATGGGACTACACCGGTACCGACACCGAAACACTCTACATTGACGGCAGCGCCGCCTCATTCTCGGTGACAAACTTTACGAGCATGACAGGCTCAATGACGTCGTTTGACGCATCACTGACAATGGGAGCAAGGAACAACCGAGGCACAGTCGGCGGTTACCTCAACGGCGACCTCGCTGAAGTCGCCTTCTACCGCACCGCCCTGTCCTCAACCCGCATCGCAGCTCACTACGCGGCCGCTTAGGCCGCGCCTGGGAACGCCCGTAGCACCGAGTCTGTGAGCCGCTCAAGGCTGACGTCCGCGTACACCTGCGTGGTCTGCACGGAGGCGTGGCCGAGGAGCCGCTGCAGGGTGAACACGTCCGCGCCGGCCTCGAGCATCCTGGTGGCGAACGTGTGCCGCAGCTGGTGCGCGGTCCACCTCGAGCCGGGGTCGGCTTTGCGAAGCGCGTGGCGGACGCGCATGGTGACCCCGTTCGGTGAGAGGTCTGGCCAGGAGTAGCCGGCGAGGAGCTGGTCGAGCTCTGGCACCAACGGCACGCGCCGCTCTCGTGAGCCTTTGCCGATGACGTACAGGTAGAGGCCGTGCCCGTCCTCCCGTATGTCGGCCGGCTGCAGCTTCGCTATCTCATGCACCCGCAGGCCCGCGTACAACGCGGCGCCGACCATGACCCCGGTGTCGGCCGGCCCTGCCCCGATGGCGCGCACGGCGACCGGCAAAGGCACCGGGCGGGGGACTCTGACTGGGATCTTCAGCGCGTCGACGTGCCCGGTGGGGTCGGTCTCACCTGTGCGGCGCTGGCGGTAGCGGTAGAACCGTCGCACGGCCCGCAGGTAGTAGGTGCGCGTGGCCGGTGTGAGGCCTCGCCGGCCGAGCGCCACCCACCACGCATCGACGTCGGCCGGCGTGGCCTCGTGCAGCTGCACCCCGGTCGCGTCATGGAAGGACGCGGCCGCGGTGACGTCGAGGCGGAGTGTGTTGCGGGACACCCCCGCCGCCTCCGCGAATCCGCAGTAGTCAGCGTGGGTTACATCTTGTGCCACCATGGCACACACGGTAGCCTAGAACCATGACAGAGGGAATGGGTGCCCGGTTCTGGCGCATGGTCCGTACCGTGCAAGCGTTCCGCGGCATGTCCGACGAGGAGCTCGCGGCTGCCGCTGGGATGCATCGGGTGACTCTGAGCAGGAAGAAGTCAGGGGAACGTGCGACGACGACGGCCGACATGGACGCCATCGCCGCTGTGCTGACCGAGGTACGCGTGGACGTCACGATCGATCTTCCGTTCGTGACTGATAATCGTCAGTATCTCACGTCAGCCGACCCGTCCGACCAGGG